TCTAGGGCTGACACTAGATTATTTAAAATTTCGTTATTGTCCATAATAATACTTTTTTTGTTATTTACATCAGAATTGATGTTTTGTGAAATATTTTTTTCCTTTTTTTCTGTAGTTGGTGCTTGTTCTGTTTTTGAACTAACTGTTAATCCCTTTACATTAGCGGCTGGATTCGATGTAAAGCCAATTCCCAGTGGAAAAATTTCTCCTACAATTAATCGGTGAATTGGAGAGCCATCTTTCATTTTTCCTTCTCCTCCAAGAGCTTTTAAATTACCTTTTAATTCATCAATCATATTTTCATCATTGATGATTTCAGCATTTTTTAAGTCGTTACTACCAACAGCTAATACAAAATCATTGAATCCAATTTCCCAGCTGGCTGATACTTGATGGTAAAATTCGCTTTCTGGATCAACAGATTGTTCGACAAGATTTGCAAACTGTGGATTAACTGTTCTATATATAAGTGATGCAAGAGCAATATTAAATGGCTCGTCCATATCTTCAACTTCTTCTGGGGACAATAAATCATTGTCCATAAAGCTGGAAAATCCAGCAGATACAATGTGTCCAACTACTTTTTGCTTTTGATGCTCAATGTTTGTGGGCTTGTGTTTAAATTGATCAAGGATACGTACTGCAGACTTCGCATCAATTCCATCACCATTCTTGTTAAATGAATTAACTACAGCTCCATTAAATGCTACTGCGAGTAAATCCATATTCTTTTCAAGATCTACATCGCTAGGTATAATAGTTTTTAATGAGTCGAGAGATGCCTTGCTGATATTAAGGTCTGGAGAATCAATATCTCCGGAAGCTAAAATTACATTAGAAAAGTTTGTAGTGTATTTAAATTTTTGACTCATGTATTATAAGTACACTATTTTTTGTGATTTTTACTATGATATAATATAGCTGAAGGATAATCAGATAATTCATGCTTTGCAGATATCTCTAATATGTCGGGCATAATATCTAATTTCTCAATATTATTTATATTCTTCACACAAGATAATAAAGTTTTTTTCCATTGATTTTGTTCTTTTGAGCAAACGACTGATTCGCACAATTTCACAATTAAATCTTTATGACCGTCATTCAATTCTTTTAAATTTTTATGTTTTTGGAAATTAGCAATAGCATAAGATTGTAAATCTTCTATATCATATATTGTTTTTTGAACATTATCTTTTCCATAAAAATCTGCAGCTTGTAATGGAATTTGATTTGTTCCATTTGGGCGACCAGGAGATTTCTGTGTTTGATTTTGAGTTTCTTTGCTTTTTTGCTGAACGGCTTGCTTTTGATTCTCGACTCCTTCTTTTTGAATTTCAAGTTGCTCTTCTGCAATCTCTCTATCTTTTTCAGACTGAACACTTTCGATCATAGGTATACCACCAACCAATGGATTGTAGTAACCTTTCTCTCGCTGTTCGATATAAGCTTCTTGTACTTGAGATAGTTCGCGCGGATTTGGATACAATCCAGTTTGCATCGACTTGATGCCTTGCTCTGGAGTAAGTATTCCGATTTCCAATAGTCGAGTAATAACTCTATGAAATTGAACTTCATCTTTAATATCAATCTCTTCAAACTTGGCTACAGGATAAGACTTTAATCCCATGTTGCGACAAACTTCCTTGATTTGTGGCTGCAAGAAATCATTCAAAAATGCATTACGCGATTCTTTTAATCTTTCCAAAAAGATCTCTGCTTTAACTTGTGTGTTAGAAAACTTCTCGCTGCCAACAATGATATTTTGTAGTCCTTCTTTAATATCTTCGTTAACAATCTTATATTTCTCAGAGCCAAGAACTTTGTTAAGATCAGGAATAACAAATTGAGCTTTTGTAGTGTAATCTGCAATCAAAGCGCGGCCAACACTTTCATTTTTAAATAGCTCCTGCATGGCTTTTAAATTATTTGGGTTTACTCCGCCTTTATCTGGCTCAGCTCCCATTGTAATTAAAAGTATTACATTCTCTACAGTTCTACAAATAGCTTGATCAATCTTCTTCAACTCTAACTTCCAATTGATATCATCCAACACAGGAAATCCAAAAGGAATAGCAAAAGGCTCATAATCTTGTTTTTTATAAAATGAATAAATTAATTTTTCTGAATCTAATTCGATTTTTAAACCATCACGAGTAAACGAGCCCTCTTTAATCTTCTTTTTTGTTTCAGGATCCAATGAATCAAATACTTTTTTATCTTCTTCTGTTTTTGGATCTCTTAATCTTTCTAGTTCGTAATCGGATAATACTTTTTTATATATGCCATCTTGAAATGCGGTAGCTTTATCTGTAACGATATCATATGGATTTAAAAGCATATATCTTACTGGTATTTCTCCAGGCTTTAATGTCTGAGAAGATGCATAAACGTAATTCATCTTCAATAAGTCATCGTTTGAGAATTTACCATCTACCCTATAAAAGAAAATGTTTCCAGATCGATAATACTCCCTGAAGTATTGATCCTTTAGTTTCCATATTCCTATTTTTTTCATCCATCCTTCGATGAATTTTTTAGACCTATCATTTTCTCCCTCTAGGTATATTGGAGAATTAGAGAATTCAGCCATAATGTCGATAGCATTTCTAAATATTGCGATATTAGCATAAGCTTTTTGACAAAGCTCTATCGCATCTCGAACATTTACTCCGTCTCCAGAGTAATCATAGGGAAGCATTCCGCTTCTAATGTTTATGTATTTCTCAGCTTTATTATTGCTATGAATAGCATTTTTTCTGGAAGTTGTATGATCTCCGTATTGAACTCTACGGTTAACAGAGTTTGTTGAATTCGCTATTGAGGATTGCACATAAAAACTTTCTCCAGCTGTTTCTGGTAAAGTTTCTATCGATTGATTTAATTTTAATAAATCATCTATAGGTTTATCGTGCTGAGTAAATTGATTCCAGTAATCAGATCTTTTGGTATACTTTCTTTTTTCTTTCACAAACTATAATACACAAAGTCTACACAAAAGTCTATAAAAGTTAAAAAGTTAACTTATAAACATTGGCACAAATGTAGAATGAGCTTGTTGAGATTTGGTGTTATTCATGTCATGCAATATCTTAACCATCCAACTACCAAGTACTAAAGCTGAGTACGAGTCTTTCCTTGCTTTGTCAGGCCCAGTCTGCCTTCTAAGCTCTGAAGGTAATCCAAAAGTTTGTGTTCCTTGTGGCGATGTTGTGATCTGAATTAATGCACATTGATTTTTTGTCATGTTAATCATATCATATTGATGCTCTATAAAGTCTATCATTTTTGCTTGACCACTTTGCTTTTGTTCGTCATCAGATAACCTTAAAAACTTTAACTTATCAATTGGGATTTTTTTTGCCCTTTGCTTGTTGTAAGACTCATCCATCGCTCGAGAACCGAACCAAATTCTTTTATGATCAAAATTAGCTTGCAATAACTCATTCGCTCTACGAATCCAATCGGAAGTAGGCTTTCTTAAGAATAGATACTTATAATCTTTTTTGTTATACTGCATTTTAGCTGTGCGTAGTTCATCTTTATAAGTATCCATTTTATCAAAATCACCATCCACTCCTTTTAACTTTATATTACTAGACTTAAACAATTCACTTTCGTTAACAGCATTAATAAATTGAACCCCTCCGTTATAGTCTCCCACGATGGCTATAATATTAAAGTTTTTTATTAAATAGTGGAAGTAAAATATATGCTCTCTGAGCGGGGTTCCTGACATAGCGTAAGAGTGTATAAGTGTCGAAGTTCCCTTGTCTTTGTGATACTTTAATACATGCATAGCAAAATCGTCACTACTTTCACTTTCAGACCAAGAAGGGTCGAAAGCTAATATATACTCATCTTCTGGTTGACCTTTGATTTCTACATGAGGATCTTCACCATCTGGTACAGTGCAAGCAGCCATTCTTGAAGTTTTAAAGTAACCAGAACTATCGTCTGTAAATAATGCTCCAAACTCTCTCTCGAACTGAGATTGACTCATTGTAGCTTTAGCTTGAGTAATAAGGTTTTGATCGTAAAGCTGTTTTGGGGCACAGTCATATGAAAACTGCATAATACATCTTGTAGCTTTATCTGTTTGATTATTAATTAAACCCTCAAATTGACTATAAAGTTTATACATATACTCAAATTTATAACTAGC